TAGGTAAATATTCGCATTGGTTTCTTCCTGTATCTTTTTCAGTACATCCCAGCCTGTCATATTGCGTATCACAAACTTTTCGTACCCAAAATCATAATCGCAGCTTACCGTAAATCCTTTTATATCCTTGTGTACTTGTTCCAATATAGTACTCAACCTAGGCTTTTTTAATTCTATAGTTGTCAATCCCTTTCGGTAAAGGAATAGACCGTCCTCACATTTCAACACCAAACTACCATTGTCGGCTTGGGGTTCTTCACTCAAATAACCTTCAAATTCAGTCGCCGGTTTATCACCGTACCCCAGTTCTATCTTCACCGCATTGCCCCGCCTGAGTTTATCATTAATTTCAAACAACCTGTTAAATGCAGCCGAAGGAAGCGTAATGGTAGCTGTATCACTTAGCAGCTCCACACTGTTCATTATCTCCACCGTCTCAATCATTCCCAACTGATAATCCCCCACTGTTACCTTCCATGACATTTTAAACATTGCTTAATCGCTCTTTAATTATCAATTATCAATTCTTAATTAAAAGATCATAATCTCCATCGCTGTACGCTTTAATAACAAAGGCCTGATTTTCCACGCCCTTAGTAAATGGGAAATCATAACTCTCAATAGCTATCTTATAAATTCCCATTGAGTTAAGCAAGTCGCATGTTACCTCCACACTTGTTTCAGCGTTGCAATACGCTCGTAGGGCTTCTAAGTTAGCAACTGGATAGTTACCAGTTGCCGATACTAATACACCGCTTATAGTCACTTCCCAATCATCCTGACTCCAACGCTCCTTAATAGATCCGCGCATGCTCGTTTTATTCACAAATCGGCGTACAATTATGTTTTTGCTCGAAATAGATATAATAGGATCCAACGGAAACGTATAGTCAGCCAGTCCAGCAAACGTGAGCGTAAGGGGAACTATCCAGTTTGTATTTTCCATCAACCCTGCCCTGAGTTCAGAGCTGAGCTTATCGTAAGGGATCAGATTCAATAAATTATACCCCAGCGCATTTTGTGCGTGCAGTGCTATATTCGTTGCCTCATGTATATCGCGTATCGGGTCCATTATTCAATTATCAATTATCAATTATCAATTATGAGGCTGACTGCGCACTATACAACACCCGCACCAAGGCCTCTTCTACTTGCCTTGTTAAGTCCTGTGCATTTTCTTTGATGCTTCCCTGAAAAACAATACTCTCCACCATTTTACCAAGGTTGATGGTAATGGAAGTATTACGAGTTCCGCCCGAACTTACCGCCTCCGTTTTCGGGACTTTAGTGGGTTTATCACCTCCAGTAGCAACTGGTGGCACTAGCCCCGGAATACCAGCAGCACCTATTTCTTTTTTCTTTGCTCCTGCTTTCTCTTTTACCTCGGTTTTCCATGCCAAATCCCATTTTGCATTCGCCTTAAATTTTTCCTGTGCGCCCGAAATCTCTTTCTTACGCCGCTCCACATCTGCATTAAGCTGGCTTATGGCACTGTTATTTTCGCCCTTATCGCCAAGCCCCATCAGGTTCTTGAACTTGTACCAGCCAATTTGAATTTTATCAATACCAATCATAAACCCGTCCACAAACATATCCCAGCCGCTTTTAGCCATACCCACCACGTGGTCCCACTGTTTGCCCCAGCCTTGTATTTTTGAAATCAAAATAACAATTACAGCTATAAGTGCAATTACGCCCGCCACAATCCACACTATGGGGTTTGCTAAAAATGCAAGGTTCGTTTTCAGTACCTCCCACGTTAATTTATTTGTTAATGCCGATGATATAGCTACATAAGTATTATAAAGTATTAGTGCCGTTGCAAATGCACCTACGGCAATAGTAATACCTGTCACCCATGGATTACCAACTTTTAACGCTGTCATAAAATCACCAAGTCCTGTACCAATAACTCCAAACACAACGGTTGCCATTTCTATGAGAGGCATTACTAATGGCGCTACTACGGTATATACCTTCAGTAACATTTCGTTAAGTGAATCCAATAGGTTGCTCCAGCGTCCGCCCATGGTTTTGCTTGCATTTTCAGCACCCTTGTAGAATTGTCCCTGACTATCAGTTGCCCATTCAAAAGCTTTTGACATTTCTTGAGCCGACACTTTCCCCTTTTCCATTCTTGCTCTGAGGGATGCCATGCTTTCACCTGTGCGCTCACTTATTACTTGCAATGGATTGAAGCCCGCATTTATCATTTGTAACAAATCTTGTCCTTGTAATTTACCCGCTGAAGTAGCTTGACTAAATGCCAGAGCCAAACTTTGCATTTTATTGGCATCACCTAACGAAATATCGCCAAGCTGCTTAAGCTTACCAAACGCCACGTCTGAACTTACACCAAAACTCATCATAGTTTTTTGAGCCTCTATCAATCCAGCTTTTTCGTAAGGGGTTTCAGCACCATATTTAGTTATCTTTCCATAAAGCTCATCAGCTTTAGGTATATTCCCACGCATAAGAGTTACTATGTTTGCTTTTTGCATATCACTCTCCATACCCTTTTTAATTGCAGCTCCCACACCAGCACCTACCAAAACTAATGGATTAGTAGCCAGTCCCGGCAAACTATTCATTGCGTCGCCAAACCATGTTTTAAGTTTACTACCATTAAGCGTTTGAAGTTTACCAACCTGCTTTTCCAAATGGTTAATTTCACTGTTATACTTTCTGATAGCTGACAAACTACCTATCGGAAGTATATCACGTTCATTTTTTAGTAGTTCAATTTTTCTCTGTAAAGTACTTACCGATATACCCATCTTGGCAAATCCAGCAGACACATCATTACTCTGCTTTTCAAGTTTTGCAAACTTTTCAAGCATTTTATCGTTGTTAATGCCTATCGTTTGAAATTTTGCACTAACTTTGTCGTGTAATGAAATTATATATTCTAATGTATTCGCCATGATAACAATTATTTTATATGTGCTTGCCTTTGCAGGTATTGGCTTACTACTTTTTTATGGAGCCACCTTTATTATTGGTTTTATTTCAATGCCCTTTGTAGCGTCTTACAAATTTATTACTGCTAAAAATGATGCAGATAAAAAGGAGTCAAAGAAATTGTTTTTTGCCATCCTTTTTGCCATCCTTTCATGTGCGCTACTCACAGCGGTAATTTTAATGAAATAAAATATGTTGGCATCTTGTATTATATTTGCAGTCTAATTTAATTCTATCAAGTTATGGAAGCAATTATGAATGTCATTTATTTTATCGTCATGTGGGTTATTCTGGCGGTACTGTTTATTGGACTTGTCAGTTTTCTTATTAGTGCATTCAAATCACTCGGCTCTGATAAATCTATCCAAGACCACCAAACCACTACCAATCACTCCATCAATATCACATTTCAGAAAAAGAAATAATAGTCCCCCTCTTATTCCCCCTTTAGGGGGTTAGGGGGCTTCTCTTACTTATTCGCCTTCGCTTCTTCCTCCCGTATCCACTCCAGCTCTTTCCAAGCCATAGCCCATTCATTGTCCGTCAACCGCTCGGGGTCAAGGTGGAGGTAATACCGAAGTTGTGCATTTACTTTTCGTATCCAGTCGGATGGTCGAATTTCGCCATCCTCTAAAGCTTTACCAGCTCGGCTTCCTTCACCTCTATAAGTTCGGCAAGTTTACCGCTGGCACCCAGAAACAGATCATCGTCCGTCTTAATTGCTTCGCTTCCACCCAGCCAACAGTTGGCAAGCATTATCTCGTTAAACTTTATCGGGTCTTTAGCTCCAACGCTCGAGGCGTAAGCTATCGTTTTGCGGTCGGGCTTTTTAAGGTAAGCCACATGACCATCCACCGTTATTGAAAATACTTCTTTGTGGTTTTGTTTCCACCCTGCAATCTGCTCAGCAGTTGCCTGTCCTTTTAATTCTTTTTCCATTGTGTGTATTGTTGTTTTTTTTGAAAAAAAATCCCATCTACCATCCAGCAGATGGGATTTTAATTATTGATTAAAAAAATTGGTCTTAATTATTAATTGTTAATTATCAATTATTAATTGGTTATCGGGTTTGCGCTTTCTTTCTCAAAAAGATAAACGGAAGTTTGCACTCCATAAATTTATCCCCTTGTTTTACTTCTTTGCTTTCTTCGGTAAACTGTAAGCCCTGGAGTACATCCGTAATCAGCATATCGCCGTTACCGGGATTACCATAAGCCACTATCGCATCCAGCTGCAAGCCCAATATCGAACCATCGGGGCTGTTGGCTACTAACGTTTCGTATTCGCTTTGCAAAATGGTGAGTTCGCCCTCATGGCTTTTATTACCCTTCTGAATTTTCAAAGGCTCAGCACCTTTTCCATACACAGCTTCTTTTTCCTGTTTAGTTGTGTATTTTATACCACGGAAACCCGTAATATCCTTGCCACCTAACACCAGCGTCAGGTCGGCAAATTCGTATTCTCTACTGTCGAATGCCATATCTTTGTTTTTTTATAGTTTACAGTTCATAGTTTATAGTTAAGAGACTGCGCTACCAACTACTAACTACCAACTAATTACACTGTTTTAAATCCCAAATACACATCTATGTATTTTGCATATCCAAACGGTTTTACGCTAAGGGAAGCAGTCAGTGTGGGATTACTCACAATATTCTGATTCGAATTTATGAAGCACTTCACACCTGTATCTTTTGCATTACTTGGGTCAACACCCAGATTACCTGGCATATTCATTTCAACAGCTACTTCCACAGCATTTTGAATACTTTTTACTATGGGTGCAGGTATAGTTCCTGCATCAGTTAGCGGTATTTCATTGCCAAGTTCGTTTACCATTGTTTGATACCCAATACGGTATGCCTTATCAATCACGCGTCGGCGTGGTATCAATGCATAGTCGTCAGTTCCGGCAGTGGCCAGTTTATCATCTGTAAAGTAGTATCCAGCTTTTCCCACAAAGGTGCGGAAAGTGATATATCCTTTGTCATTGATAATATCGGCATCGCCCAGTTCTGCTACCAGCGTTCCGATGTATAATGAATCCACTTTTATTACTCCGGTTTTCACACGGGCAATGCTTCGTTGCACGGGTATGGCAGCAATGCGTCCGGCAAGTAAGCCCACAGCAGCATCGTTAGCCGAAGCCACTGTGTCGCCAAGCATTACGCAAACGCGGTTGGCAGCTCCTGAGGTCAGGTCGGTCAGTGCCGAAGCAGTTCCACCATAATGGCGTGCCGGCAATATCACAAATAAAGGAGCGTATTTCGTTTCAGTTGCCCATTCGGCTAATGCTTGCGCATTTGTTTTAGCCAGAGCCACATCCGCATCAATACCTCCGGTAATCGTCGGGGTATAGCCGGTTGCATCTTTTACTGCCACCATAATGAAATTAATAGCTCC